ATTGAACGACGCGCCTGAGCATTACACTTATTTGAGTGAGGAATGTTTACGTAAAATTATGTTAGGTCATAACGTAACAAGTCCGCTTTTATTTGGTATTGCTTCGGGTAACGGTTTTAGTTCGAATGCAGATGAATTAAAGAACTCAGCTATATTATTCGATAACATGGTTATTAAGCCGTTTCAAGACCTTTTAATAGCTAACTTAGATAGAATATTAGCTTTTAACGGAATATCGCTTAAATTGGCTTTTAGAACGTTACAGCCTTTAGAATTTACGGACGTAGAAAACGCACAAAATGCGGAGCAAGTAGCCGAAGAAACGGGAACAATGTTAAGCAAGGATTCAGTAATAGCGCAAGCGTTAATTGACTTAGGGGAAGACGAACCCGAAAACGCTATTTTAATAGACGAATTTAGCGTAGACTATGAAACGGACGACAACGAGAACAAAACGCTTTCTAAAGAGCCTAAACAAAGCTTATTAAGCAAATTAGTCAACTTAGTTTCAACGGGTGACGCACGCCCAAACATTACAAGTAAACAAGATGAGGTTATAGATCAAGTTAAATTTATAACTCGTTATGTTTACGCAGGTGAAACGACCTCGAAAAGCCGTGAATTTTGTAAAAGAATGATTCAAGCTAAAAAGATTTACCGTAAAGAGGATATTATGAATATGTCTAAGCAGGTAGTTAATGAGGGTTGGGGGCCAGAAGGAAAAGACCTTTATTCAATTTGGTTTTACAAAGGTGGCGGTAATTGTCACCACCGTTGGAATAAACGAGTTTACGCAACTTTTAGCGGTAAGTCAATAGACGTAAATAGCAAAGAACTAAAACAAATAGCGGTTCGAAAAGCTGAAAAACTTGGATATGTAGTTAAAAACGATTCTAAAGTTAGCACGCTTCCAAAGGATATGCCTTACAACGGTTTTTTACCAACTAACAAAATATACGGAGAATAATGGCTGAAGTACTTTTTATAACCCGAGACGATATAGTGCGTTACACGGCTTTAAATGGCAATGTAGACACGGACAAATTTATTCAGTTTATTAAGATAGCTCAAGACGTTCAAATAGAGAATTACTTAGGAACTAAATTAGTTGACAAATTGAAACAACTAATTGAGGATAACGAAGTAAATGACCCAGGAAACGAGGACTATAAATTTTTGTTAGAAGCTCACGTTAAGTGGATGTTGATTTATTGGGCTATGTATGAATATATGCCGAACGCTGCTTATACAATAGCAAACAAAGGTATTTACAAACATTCAAGTGAAAACGCGGAAAACGTAGAAAAAAACGAAGTTGATTACATACGAGAATATTATAAGACCTTAGCCGATCGTTACACTTCGCGTTATTTAGATTACATAATAAATAATTCGGCTTTGTTTCCTGAGTACGATGCTAACGAACCTGGAGACGTTTACCCGAATGATAATATTAATTACGGTGGCTGGATACTATGAAGACATACAAACCAAAAAAGGAAAACATTGAGAAATTAATCGTTTATTTAAAAAAGGTCAATGGGAAAAGTAAAGATATCGGAACTAACAGCAAAGGGAAGTAGTTTAGCACAAACGGATTTAATTCCTATTGCCGAGGTTTTAGGAGGTGGTTACGTTACCAAAAGAGTAAATGGAAACAATGTTAATTACCGTGTTTTTGCTCAAACGGGAAACAGCACGGCAATAACTGCAACTACTACGGAACTTACATTAATTGACGGTGGTGTCGGGACTTTAACAGTTCCTGCAAATGGTTTTCAAGTTGGTGATTCTTTTAGCTTAAATATGGGCGGAGTAATGAGCGCACAAAACGGAAACACGATTACAATAAGATTAAAAACGGGATCAGTTTCTTTAGGTAGTTCAGGAGCATTAACAATGCCAGCTATAACTAATCAAGTTTGGTATTTAACAACTAATTTTACGATTAGGGCTATCGGTGCTGCTGGAGTTGCTTCGGTGGTTGTCTTATCTCAATTTCACATTTTAAAAGCTGCTTCGGGAACACAAGAAGGCTTTGCATGGAATACAACAAACACAACAACGTTCGACACTACAATAAGCAATACGTTAAGCATAACGGCTCAATGGAGTTCTAACAATGCTAACAACTCAATTTATTCGGACATTTTTACACTAAGTAAAACATATTAAAATGGCAAATAGTAACGGTTGGGGTGACGGCTCAGTAAATAATAATATAGGTTGGGGTCAAGGCGCAAACAACGCAATAGGTTGGGGAGATATTCACGCAGATAGTTGGGCGGGTTTAACTGATATTGTAGGGGTTACAACGCCACCAGTAGACGCAGATGCACAAGCATTCATAACAGCGGCTGCAATAACAGACCCTACTCAACAAACAGCTATTAATACTTTAGTAGTTGACTTGAAAGGTTATAATGTTTGGAGTAAAATGAAAGCTTTGTACCCATTTGTGGGGGGTACAGCTTCACAGCATTCTTACAATCTACGCAACACATCACAATTTCAAATAACTTGGAATGGTGGGGTAACTCATTCTACTAATGGAGTTCAATACAATGGAACTAATTCCTACGGAAATACAAATTTTAATTGCGATACAAATACTACAATATTAAATAATTGTGTTGGAGCATATTCAAGAACAAATGTATTAGGCAACTCCTCTTGGGGAGCTATGAGTAGTCTTAATTATAGAGGACTTTTTTTGAGTATTAAAGGAACTGACAATAATAGTTATTATTCTGCAAATGATTATATAGTAACAGGAAGCGGGAACTTTGTATCAGATACAAGAGGATTTTATATTGTAAACAGGGAATCGCTATCATCTAAAAGACTATACAAAAACGGTACTTCTTTAACTTCATCAAACCCTAATACAGTTGACAGCACTTTTAATGGGAATCTTTTTTTAGGAGCAAGGAATATAAACAATACTTCTGTTGATGCTTACGATAATAAGCAATATGTTTTTCAATTTATGGCTGATACTTTAACAGCAACTGAAATAGGAAACCTACACACAGCAGTACAAGCATTTCAAACAACATTAGGTAGGTCAATAGGCACACAAACAGTTTCAGATGCAGATGCTCAAGCTTTTGTAACAGCAGCAAATATAGTTGACCAAGTAGAAGCTAACGCTATTAACAACCTTGTTATAGGAATGAAAGCGGATGGTCTTTGGACAAAGATGAAAGCAATTTATCCGTTTGTGGGAGGCACAGCTGCTACTCATAAATTTAACCTGAAAAATCCTTTAGATACGGATGCAGCGTTTAGAATACTTTGGAGCGGTGGCGTAACTCATTCAATTAATGGTGTTCAATTTGGCGGAGTTAATGGAATTGGAAATACTAATTTTAACCCAAGCATAAATAGTTTATTAAATTCTACTCATTTTAGCTTTTATTCAAGAACCATTACAAGTTCAAATATATTCGAAGTTGATTCAGGTGTTACTTCATCAAGCAATGCTTTAAATTTACTTTCACTTAGAGTATCCAATATTACTTACGCTGCTATAAATTCAGCGGCTACATATACAACTTTTGCGGATTCAGATTCGAGGGCTTTTTATTTAGCAAATAGAACGGCGTCAAACGCATTAAACATTTGGCGTAATTCAGTAAAAGCAGCAACGGGCACAACTACTTCAAACACTTTACCAAATGGAAATCATTGGTTAGGAGCTTTCAATAATATAACAAGCCCTGGCTCTTTGTATTATTCAACAAAACAATGTGCTTTTGCTTCAATAGGTGACGGTTTAACAGACACTGAAGCAGCTAACCTATATACAACAGTACAAGCATTCCAAACAGCATTAAATAGAAACGTATGAAACTAAACGAATTAACAAAAGAACAAAGAACAACTTATGTAGGCTTACTTACTGAGTTACAAAAAGACGAATTAGTAGGGCAATGGTATGCACCTGACAGCTACTTCAATCCAATTCAGGATTTATCGGAAAATTGGGTAATATCAGTTGAAGAAATGGAGCAGTGCGTTAACCCTGACTTTCTTTGGGTTAAAGACCTTGACTTGATTCCTTACGAACCGAAACCAACGCCACCACCTTTTGAATCATGATAAATATAGAACAAATTTTAACAGTAATTAAAAAGCAAGGAGCAACGGGAGTTCTTGCCATGTGGTTATGGTATACACACAGCGATGTTCAAGACCTTAAACACCGTCTTTACGACTGCTATGGGAAAGCAAATAACTCAGCAACAAGGGAAGTTCCTGAAAATAATAATTTTGCTATAGTACCTAAAGACGAATTAATAGAAGTTGAATGAGTTACGACTGGTTAAATAAAGAAACAGCACCCCGTATTTTAGTTCAAGCTGTTAAGCAACTTGGCGTTAAAGAATTCGTAGGTAAAACCCATAATCCGATCATTCTAAATTGGGCTAAGGAGTTAGGACTTTCAAACGTTTACACTAACGACGAAATTCCATGGTGCGGTTTATTTGTAGCATACTGCGCAAAGGCTGCAGGCTTAGAAGTTGTTGAACGTCCGTTATGGGCTTTAAACTGGAATAAGTTTGGCAACCGTGTTTTAGAACCAATGTTAGGCGATGTTCTTACATTCAAAAGAAACGGAGGCGGACACGTTGGAATTTATGTAGGAGAAGATGATACACATTTTCATGTGTTAGGCGGTAACCAAAACAATTCAGTAAGTGTTTCACGGATCGCAAAGAGTAGATTAAATCAGGCACGCAGAACCGCATGGAAGGTGGCACAACCTGCAAACGTTCGAAAGGTTAAATTAGAAGCAAAAGGAATAATAACAACAAACGAAGCATAAAATGGCAAAGAAAAATTTAAACGTAAATGTTGACACGGATAACATAGATGTTAATGTTGAACGTAAAGACGGAGAATTAAAAGTTAACTACGACTCTAAAAAACTTGATGTGCAAGTTAATAAAACCGCTGATAACGTTGAGGTGAAAGTCGATGCGCAAGGCGGTTTATTAAAATTTGTAGGCAATATTATTAAAAAGGTATTGCTAAAAAGAATTAAATAGTATATTTGTGCCGATTTCTTCATAATTGATAGGTTAATTGTTAACGAGAACCCTTACTTCGGTAGGGGTTTTTTAGTTTTAGAAAAAAATATCTGAAAAAATGTAACTATATTAAAAAGAATAACGTATATTTGTCGAAACAATTAAACATTTTAACTATGAAAAATTACTTTTTTGACTTGTTAGATCAAGTTACACCAGCCAACAAAGAACACGAAGAGTTTTTAAAGGTGTTTTCGTTCGGTTTAACGCTATTTGTAGGCACGTTTGGAGCATTGATATCACTTTTAATTTTAATGCGATGAGAACGGCTAAAAATACGAAACCAACTTTAATTGAAATAATCAACTATTGGCATGATCAAAAGAAGAAAAACACGGGGCGTTTAAATATGCAACTTTATTTAAGGGTTTGCGAGGCGAAAGCTTATAGTGTTAGGTGGAATGAAGATAATAAAACATGGAGCAGGATATGAAAACAGTAGAATGGTTTTTAAATGAATTTCAAAAACAAGTTTGGTTTGAGCCAAATTCAGAACTGGATATTTGGATAAAGGATTTAATACTTAAAGCCAAACAAATGGAAAAAGACAAACTGGAAAGTTTAAAAGACTTTGATACTTGGAAAGAATGGAAGGACACGGAAATATGAAATATTTTATAATAGGAATTTCGGCTTTAATTATCGAGATATGTTCTACTTTTTACATTCGTTTTGTTTCAGAAGGTGATATTTACGGAATGATGTTCTTTGCTTTTATCAGTCCGTTTTTAGGGTTGCCCTTTATTGGTTATGTAGTTGAGTCTAAAACGTGGGCAGAACGTCTTAAAATGGCTTTTTCGAGTGCCTTTGGTTATTTAGTTGGATCTATTATTGTAATTTTATTTATTCAGTCATGAAATATAGGTGGATAAGAAAAATAGTTCAAACTTATAAGGGTAGTACCTACGTTAATTACATTGTAAGTATTAATGATAAATACCTTTACTCCTCGTCCGTGTTAGAGTATTGCGAAGAATACGTTTTGAAGTACGCACAAAAACACGGAATCAAAGAAGAAGATATTTTAAGAAACGGAAAACATAAAAGAATTAAATTATGAAAACAGCAGTAGAAATAATTAGAGAGCATTTTTATACGTATGCAGAGCCTTACAATGGTTTTTCAGAGGAACCTAAATGGACAATTTCAGAGGAAGATTTTGAAAAACTTATTCAACAAGCCAAAGAAATGGAGAAAAATCAAATAATTAATGCGTATTTAAAAAGTAAAAGAAAACGTACTGATTTATTAGGAGCATTAAAAATAATGGATGAGGCAGAACAATACTACAATGAAACCTTTAAATCAGAATAGAATGAAAGCTAAAAGAGTAACAGTAAGCTTTGAATACACGAACTTTGATTGTTTAGAAACAATGATTAATAGGTTGAAGTCTGAGTTAATGGAAGGTAAAGAATATTTTGAAGAAATGATTAAAGACCAAAACGAAAATAAACGCTATCTTCAATTTATGCAAGAGTATAAAAAAACACGAAACTTTGTAGTAAATAAAGACGTAATAACAATAAAATCTAACATATGATACCAAAAGACGAAGCCTTTAGTTTAGTTCAACACTTCTTTATTGAATTGAATTTAAGAGATTATAAGAAAGCAAAAGAATGCGCAATATATTTATCTCATTCCATGATTAGAGAAACGTTGGACGTAGAACGTATAAAGTATTGGAAAACTGTAGTTAACGAAATCGAAAAGCTATGACACCAAAAGAAGCAAAAAAATATTTAAAGCAATATTTAGATACTCATAATAATGAATTTCCGATTGTTGATGAAATAGCACTTAGATTGCATACTCCATTAGTTATTTCAGATATAACATTTATAGGTTTATTGTGTATTGCTTATGATTTAAGACCAATAGAAAAACACGAAATTGAAAAGCTATGAAAAATTATAGATTAGTTGTTCAAACAACAAGACCAATAGACCACCATAAAAGCGTAGTTTGTTATGACGATGCAATTATGATTAAACGTGAAGATGGAATTATATTTAAAAAAAATTCTTGTAATGGTGAATTATTAGCCTATTACCCTTTAACTTGGGCTATTGAAATAACTGAAGTTGTATTTAAACACGAAATTGAAAAGCTATGAGAAATTACTTAGGATGCTTATTTTATTTTTTTGTAGGTGGTTTATTTTGGTACATTGTTATTCACTTTATAATTAAGTTTTGGTAATGAGAAGAATGTTACTTTACAATGCAAAACAGAAGATTGACTATCGTAAAATAAAGCGGTGGAGAATCCGTGTTAATGTATCGAATAATTTTTACAAGAATTTCGAAGAAGATTAAAAAATAGTTTGTATATTTGTAAACGGTTCGCTCTCACACCATAGAACTTAAAGAAGTTATTAACCTCGTTAATGAAGCAGAAGTGAGAGCCTGCGGATTTAATGGGGTTTTTTTATTTATTAAAATTTTTATTTTATGAAAAGAGTAGTTATTTACAATTTAAAAGAATGTTTTGAAGATGGTGTAACATTTAGTGATTTAGCAGTATTTGAAAAAAGAGTTCAAAAGCCAGATGATTTTATGGGACGTATTGAATTAGCAGAAAGTTACGCAAAGTTTGTTCAAGCAAAAATTAATAATCAAGGTGAATACACTTTGTATTATAATTATGTAACTCATTTTGAAAATTCAAAAATTAAAACTCCTTTCTAATGAGTGGCTGGATTAGAATACATCGCAAATTTTTAGACTGGGAGTGGTTTAATAAAAGCGAAGCCGTCCATTTGTTTATGTATTTAGTTTTAAAGGCTAATCACAAAGACGGTCAATGGCAAGGAATTGATGTTAAGAGAGGTCAGTTTATTACGTCTTTTGGTAAGGTTTCAACCGATACGGGAATAAGTTTACAAACAATTAGAACACTTTTAAAAAAGTTTGAAAAAACGAATGAAATTAACATACAAACAACAAACAAATTCACTATCGTAACTATCTGTAAATATGAATGTTACCAGCAAGAAAACGAACCAACTAACACGCAAATAACAAACAAACAACAAACAACTAACAATCAACTAACAACAAACAAGAATGATAAGAATGAAAAGAAGTTTATTATACCAACTTTTAACGATGTTTTGGAATATTGTATGCAAAATAATTTAGACGTTGATGGGGTAAAATTCATTAACTTTTACGAGTCAAAAGGTTGGATGGTTGGTAAAAACAAAATGAAAGATTGGAAAGCTGCTATTCGAACTTGGGTAAAACCTAAACAAGAAATACAACAACAACGAATTATAATCGACTAATTATGTATAAAAGACTAACTGAATTAAACACGGAACTATTTACACTTAGACACGAAAAGAACGTAAGAGGTAAATCGGTTGGATGGGATTGGGATTTACTACCCTATACAATTAAAGAAGGTTGCACAACGTACATAGGTGCTGCTCCAGCAAGTGGTAAAACAGAATTATGGTTTGAGTTTCTTATAAACCTTTCGTGTTTACATAACTGGAATCATGTCATATTTTCACCTGAAACAGGAAGCGCAGCTGAAATATACGCAGAACTTTGTTATAAGTATATCGGAAAACCTTATACTCAAGGTGAGTACGGAATGAATAACGCTGAGTTGGTAAGGGCCCAAATGTTTATTGATGAACACTTTATTGTAATTGACCCAATAGATGAAGATTTAACGCTTGAAAAGTTTTATGAGTTAGTAGATGAGATTGAACGTAAACACGAAATAACGATTCACACTACAACGATTGACCCTTGGAATGAACTAACTGAAAACTTTATACATTCTGACTTAGGACGTGAGGATAAATATCTTAGCCGTATTTTAGGACTTGCAAGAAAAAACGCAAGAAAGACGAACCGACATAACTGCATTATAAACCACGTTCGTGACCAACCAATGGTTCACGCTAAAACGATTGCAGGAACTGAAATAAGTTATTTTCCTATTCCTTCCGCTCGTGACTTCGCAGGAGGTCAAGTATGGTTTCGAAAAGGTTTAAGCGTTTTAATTCCTTGGCGACCCCCAAAAGATTTATTATTAAGTGATGGAACAGGAGCGCAAGAAAACGAAGTTCATTTAAAAGTAGCAAAGAGCAAACCGAAAGGAGTTTCAAAAAACGGAATTTACAAGTTATATTTAGACACTCAAAAATATCAGTATTATATGTTAGATAAATTTGGTAATAAAGTTTACGCTCAACGAAAACACGAACCAACAAAACCTAAACAACTTCCTTTAATTGAACCCGATATAGTTAACGGAAAAGAATTACTTTCGTTTAGTGAAAAGATGAAAAAAGACGTGCCGTTTTAATTTAAGAAATATGATAAAATTTTATAAGAAAAAGACAAATAATTTAAACGACGGTGAAATGTTTAAATTTATGAATGAAGAAACCAATTATATTGTAGTTGATTATGTTTATTATACTAAAGTTGGTTACTCCAAAAAAAAATTATTGCCTTTTGATGTTTATGTAAGAACTAATAAAACTTTGTAAAACGCAAATTGCAAATTATAACAAGCAAAAACACGAATAAATGAACGAACTGACTATTATAACTGGCAAAGTAAATTTAGACACTACTTATTTAAAGATTAAACTAAGTTTAGAGGAGATTAAAGAAAAACACGGAACAAGAACCGATTTAATACATTCAATGGAGCGTAGTTTAGTAGACCTTCAACAAGTTAAAATTAGTTACGATGCGATCGAAAAAGAACTAAGGGCAGCACTACAGCAAAACTTCCGACTTGAAAAGCTATTAATGGAAGAAAAGTTCAAAGTTCGTGATTTAGAAATACAGTTAAAAATGAAAGATGCCACGTTGTAAAAACTGCAAAGAGAAATTTGAGCAAGTTAGGTTTAATCAAAAATTTTGTTTAGAAGCTGATTGCGTCCGTGTTTGGGTAGAATCCGAAAAGGCGAAACAATGGAAAAAGACGAAACAAAAAGCGAAGTTAGATTTAATGACTTTATCTGACTATCTTAAATTAGCCCAACAAGTGTTTAACAAATGGATCAACTTACGAGATAATGGCTTACCTTGTATAAGCTGTGATAAACCAATAACAGGACGTGTAAACGCTTCGCACTTTTGGAATGCAAACAACCATTACAACGTTCGATTTAATGAAGATAACGTACATAGTTCCTGCATTACGTGCAATCAATTTTTATCAGGCAATCTTTTGGAGTATAGAACACGCCTTATTTCAAAGATAGGTGAACAAAGATTTAATATTTTAGAAGCTGAAAGTAAGAAAACACGGAAGTTCACAATTGAAGAACTAAAAGAAATAATAGCTACCTACAAAAAAAAGATTAAAGAATATGAATGATATATTACAAGAAATATGGGATAACGTTCCTAAACCACTTAAAAAAGCTGATTATTGTTTCTATGTTGGAAAATGTTATAAAAACGTTCCTAAGCAATTTAAACGCAAATTAGTCATAGTAATTTATATTATAGATGACTTTCAAATATATTACGCTCCAAAAATTTTAATTTAAAATAGAGTTATATTAAAAAGAATATTTAATTTTGAGAAACAATTAAAACTAAAATTATGAAAAAGTATTATTGGACTACTAAAACAGGTCAAAAGATTGATGTTGATTTAATGGGCGAAAACCATTTGAGAAACACTTTAAAAATGATTTTGCGTAACATCGAAAACGCGGAAGCCAAAGAACGTGAAATTAGAAAAACACGATTCGAACTAAATGGCGATATAGCTCAAGACCATTACGATCAAATGAGTTTAGCTGAATATGAAGATGTAATGCGTTATGGATTTTAAACTAAAATTATGACACGAGAAGAAAGATGCAAGTTAGCTATTGAGCGAGGATATACCTACGATCCTGAAACTGGGTTTATTTATAATAAATTTGGTAAAACTTCAAAGCCACTAAATCATAGTTATATTTCAATTGGTATAGCATTAAATGGTAAAACTTATAGAATACTTGGACATCAATTTGCTTGGTATTGGGTAAATAAAGAATGTGTTGAATTTATTGATCATATTAATGCAGTTAAAACAGATAATAGAATTTGTAATTTACGAGCTGTTACACACCAACAAAATCACTTTAATAGAATAACAGCAAAAGGTTATCATTGGCATATATCATCGCAAAAATATATTGCTCAAATTAGAATTAATTATAAAGCAATTCATTTAGGTTTATTCAATACCGAAGAAGAAGCCCGAAGCGCATATTTAGCAGCAAAAGAAATTTATCATAAAATTTAAATTCTTTATTGTTATATTAAAAAGAATAGTTATATTTGTCAAACAATTAAAATTTATATTATGAAAAAGTTATTAGAAATTCAGGCAGAATTAAAATGTCCAAAGGGAAGTTTAAACAAGTTTGGTAATTACA